ATTATTTTGGGAAAGGAGTAATAGTTGAAATATAAACTAATCCTGGCGGATCCACCCTGGGCCTACAGGAATAAAAAAACCGGAGGGTCATTGAAGTCGGGCTCGGCTCAGAAGTATAAAGTTATGGAGCTCCAGGATATCTGTGAATTGCCAGTGGGGAATATCGCCGATAAGGACTGTGTGTTATTTTTATGGGCTACAGCCCCGCTGCTACCCGAGGCTCTGAAGGTTATGGGGGCTTGGGGGTTTCGCTATAAATCAATTCTTGTCTGGCGTAAGGTGATGTCGCTCGGCTTGGGTTATTGGTTCCGGGGCCAGGTTGAATTTCTATTGCTGGGAGTCCGGGGGAAGGTGAAAGCTTTCAGATGTCAAAGGGCTAATTGGATGCAGTCCAAGGTCAGGCAGCATTCACAAAAGCCGGAAGAGTTTTACGAACTGATCGAGTCCCTGGGAATCGGACCGAAGGTTGAACTGTTTGCAAGCGAGGAACGGGAGGGCTGGGATTGCATCGGGGACAGGATAAGTGGGGAAGACATAAGAAAAGCTTTGGAAATGGAGGTAGATAATGTGCGCAACCAGGACAGAAAAAGTAAAAATCGGGGACTATGAAATTCAGGTGAAGGAAGATCCTGCCGTCCCTGAAGGAGAAGTAAACTTCCTGGACCGACCGGATAAGGAGGGGGTCTGTATTGGAAAGATTATAAATATCGGAGAAGACAAGGAGGTGTAGTATGTCGGAAGATAAGGAAGTCCAATCAAAAGAGTCCACGCCGGCCGCAAGTCAATGGCGGGAAACGGTCAGCATTGACGACACGATAGTTTTTTTAAATGAGTTGTTAAAAATTGACAAGTCGGCGATTAACTCCCTAATGAATTCGCGGGTTGAGTGTAATGAGGAACTGGCCAAACATCCTACTGTGCAGGTTGGTAGCCGTAACAGAATCATGCCACCCTATCCAGGCGGTAACATTCCGGGATACGATGTCGGCTTGCTCTAATATTGTTCCAAATATAGTCCTTGCCTTTACTCCCTTTCCCTGTTAAGATCATATTTGTCTTTTTTATTCACAGCTCTATAATGACTGGGTTAATGGGAGGGGCGGAATGCCCCTTGAGGGCTTGAGAGACTTATCTGTCAACGCTTCTCCCCTTTTAAATAAGACCCCGGGGAATAGTAGTCTATGAATATCGCTCAGCTTCCCTCCGAGGAGTTTAGCGCACTCCTTGCTTCGCTCCGTGTCCACATCGCAAACGACGATACCGACGATGATACAATGGAGGCGATGGGCCTCTCGCCTATAAACCTATCCACGCTTAAAAAGAAATTAGCGGATGTTGATGGTGAGGAAATAACCGGCCAGGCCCCGATTGAAATATTTCTTGAGTATCTGCTCCGGCAAAAGAAAATAATCCTGGACCTTGATTCAATCCACACCAGGGCCATTGAGGCCAAGCCCGTCCAGGGGCAGGTTGCGATCGGTGCGTGTAAAGCGAAGTCGGATATCCTGGACAAGATTATAGACCGGGGTCAGTCCCTGGGAGTTTACGATAAGAAACCCGCAGAGCTTAAACTATTAGGCGAGTTAGACCTCGAAGGAATGGACATCGGGGAGCTAAAAGACCAGGTGCATAAAGAGATGGAAGAAATTAAAAGACTGGTTTCCGACAAAGCGGAAGAGTTTGGAATCGGTGAGTCTGGTGAGGTAATACCCTTTAAGCCCAAGGTTGTTAAGGGCGGGAAACAGTGAACCGCCCCATAGTATAACCGGTAAGGGTAGTTTGAAAGACAAAATTTATAAGAAAGGAGGTAAGACAAATGGCAGAAGTAAGCGCTAACTTTCCGTTGCGTGCGAACTATTTCGCAGGGGGCGCCAGCCTAACCCCGGACCAGGCAGTTAGCTTGGTTAACCTGCTAAACGATCTGGCAGCCCTCGCTGTGAGGTTAGAAGAGGAAGGGACATGGATTGAAGCCGACCTGGCGGCTGAGGAAACCCCGGCAAATGGAGGTATGTTGTCGGTGGCGAATCCCCTGGGCGTGCCTCTCATCATCCTCGACATGATTGTGGATGTTACTACCCAGGCTACCGGAGCAGCTACCGCCGATGTAGGCGTAGCTGCTAATGGCACTACCAGTTCGGATACCATTTTAGATGGGATAGATATCGGAACCGGTGTGAACATTTTCAACCCTGCGAACGACGGCGGAACAAACGGCAAGAAGATACGGAAGTGGGCTATAACCGAGTTCGTTACCGGGACCGCCAGCCTCGACAGCACTGGATTGGTAGGAAAAGCCCATATCAAATACCGTAAAGAAACGCTGACCTAGTTAACCACCCCACCCTAAAGGATGGGGTCTCCACCGCATAAAATATAAATGAGGGGCAAAAGCGGACTTTTGGGAATAGGCTAATAAATTTTTACAAAAGAGAGGAGGTGGCAAAATGGCAAGTGGTGTATTAAAGAGATACTCGGGTCAATATGCAGGCACAGGGGTAGCGTTTGACATTGTCCCGGACGTTACGCCGAGGGTAGTGATCATCAGGAAAGTCACTGACCTTGTTATAAGTATGAAAAACTCAGCCGATCCGGATGCGAACCATATGACGATCTCGAACCATGCTGATACCCAGATCGCTCTGGTGACTTCTAATGGGATTACGATCGCTACCCGGAAGGTAACCATCGGGACCGACGCCAGTATCAATACAAGTGCCAGCATTTGTCGCATAGTAGCCGAGGAGTAACCCTGGATCCCGGGGAGGCGAGCTACTATATATCGTTAACATGTGCCGAATTAAAAAAGGCTCGGGGGTGGATAGCCTTGTGACTGTCTACCCCTTGAGCCTTGTCATCATCCACTGTCAACTCCCCCCATCCGCTAAAGGACGGGGTTTCCGAAACATAAGATTTTTATGAGGAAGTTGTCGCTCTACGCGGATCCTGCACACCTGGATCGCTCCGAGACTATCGAATCGCTGATCAAACACCGCAGGGTCCGTAATCAAGTTATTCGCCAGCGGGTGATCCTGGAAAGAAGACTCGATGTTCTTTGTGAGCATGTGCTGGGTTATACTATCAAGCCGTTTCACCTGGCCATGATCCAATTCCAGGAAAAGAATCTCCAGTCCCTCCAGTTAGGTTTCCGCGGAAGTGGTAAGAGCCACATTCTAACAAAAGCACGAATAGTCATGGAGCTCCTGATCGATCCGAACCTCCGGATTCTTATCGGGAGCAAAACTCAAAAACAAGCTGAGGGATTTCTGCGTGGAATTAAACAGACCTTTATGTCCCCGAAGTTCATTGCAGTGTTCGGAAACAGGGTGGGTGATAAGTGGGAAACTTCCGAGATAAATGTGAGGGGACGTACCAGCACGGAGATGGAAAGCAATGTCTCAACCATCGGAGTTGAGGGAGCTATTGTATCGAGACATTTCAATCAAGCCTATCTTGACGATATAGTATCGGAAGAGAATTCAAAGACACCACTTCAGCGGGATAAAGTTTATACCTGGTATTATAAGGAGTTTGAGCCATGTCTCCTACCTGGGGAGGACACCCGATTACACCTTCAGGGAACAAATTATCATCATAAAGATTTTTATGAACACCTAAAGAAACATGAGTTCAGTGAGTTCACCCAGATTGTTCCTGCGTTAGATAAAAAAGGTGGGACGCCCTGGCCAGAGCGTTTTCCAGTTGAATACTTTTTACGAAAGAAAGCCAACACTTCAACCGTTATTTTTAATTCGCAGTATCAGTGCGACACCCGGGCGATGGAGGCTGCTATATTCCAGCCGGATTGGTTTCGAGAATGGAGTAGCCTACCAAGCAACCTTAGAATTTTCCAAGCGGTCGATCCCGCTATCAGTCTAAAGACTTCTGCGAATTATTTTGCTAGTTCAACTATCGGGATCGATCATAGCGTAACACCTGCAGAGGTATATGAGTTAAGAACTTATCAAAAGCGTATGCCCTTCCGCCAGCAAGTTGAGACTATAATCAGTGACTTGATTGAATGGAATCCGGAGAGATTAGGAATTGAAGCGAATGCATATCAAGCTGCACTCTACGAAGAGCTCCGCGCTGACCCCAGAACCGGTCCCTATACAATCGTCCCAATCTATAATACGGTTGATAAGAAAAGCAGAGCATTTCGGCTTTCCGGTAAGTATGAACAGGGGAGGATCTATCATAGGTCGGGCTCATCGGATTTGGAAGATCAATTGATAGACATCACCGGCGAAAAGGAAGAGGATGACGACATGTTCGATGCTGTTGAGATGTCTATCCGTTTAGGTTTAGGCAAAAGAGGTAGAGCAGCAAGAGAGGAAGAACCGGGGTTGATATGAGTAAGAAAAGTGAATCTGAGAACGCGGGGGGAAGTAAGTCCTCTGACGCCGTCCAGGACACGAAAGGCCTTACCCCGCAAAATGTTGTCAAGGCAATAGTGATTGGAATTAGGGAAGAGGTCCGTGATGAGATGTCCGGAAGGACCCGGCAGATAGACGACTCCGGTGACTGGACCATGATGTATAAGAACGGTAAGGCAATCGCCCCGCCTTTCGATCCCCTCCTTCTGGCTCAGCTTCCGGAGAACAATACCGAACTCGGACAATGTATCGAGGCGATGGAAGTCAACATTGAGGGCTTCGGACACCGATTTGTTCCTATCGTAGACTCAACAGAAATTGACGATGACAAGAAAAAAGAGATGGACAAGGAACATGTAGACCTTTTTAATTTTCTTAATACGTGCTCCGGAGTTGAGGAATCATTTACACAGTTAAGAAGAAAAACCCGGAAGGACCTGGAAGCAACCGGAAACGGATACTGGGAAATCATCGAACCACCACTCAAGGAAAATAGTATTAGTGGGATCAATCATATTGAAGCTCACACCATGAGGATCTCTACTCTTGACAAGGAGTTTGTCAAAGTAAAAGAGAAAAGGCTGATTAGGAAGGATGGCGGGACCTGGGAATACGAAGAGGTTGAAGTGGAGAGAAAGTTTAGGAAATATTGCCAAATCAGGGGGGGCAGCACGGTATGGTTTAAATCTCTTAACGATCCCCGTGACCTTAATTATAAGACGGGGGAGTTTGCTAAGGAAGGAGAAAGGCTTGATTATGATGACCGAGCAAACTCTATAATTCATTTCAAAATCTACTCACAGCGTTCACCTTACGGAATCCCACGATACATAGGAAACCTATTTTCTATTTATGGCAGCCGAGCATCGGAAGAGATAAACTATACTACATTGCGGAACAATAATATCCCTTCGATGATAGTTGCGATTTCAAACGGCCAGCTTACTCCCGGAACGATCAGTAGAATGAGGGAATTTGTCGAGACCCAGATTAAGGGTTCGGATAACTACAGTAAATTTTTAATATTGGAAGCGATGCCGGCTGATGAGGGGGGGGAGGGGGACGGAAAGATCAAAATAGATATTAAGCCCCTGGCCGAGTGGCAGATGAAGGACGCTTTCTTCCAAGAATATGATAAGAATAATTGCGAGAAGGTCAGGCGGTCATTCCGGTTGCCGCCGATTTTTCTCGGCGGCGCAGATGAGTACAACCGCGCCACGGCTGATACATCGAGGAAACTCGCCGATGAGCAGATCTTCGCCCCGGAGCGGGACGAGATTGATTTCGTGATCAACCGACAGATTCTTCCCCGGCTTAATGCACGATACTATGTTTTTAAATCCAACAGCCCGATTATCACGAACAATGAGGAGTTAATTCGACTTCTCACTGCAGCCGAGCGGGCTGGAGGAATCAATCCCCAAATAGCCCGTGATATCATATCCGAGATATTTGGTAAAGACATGGGTAAGGTTACAGCTATCGATCCGAAAATACCGTTTACCATCCAGGTAGCAGAGGCAGCTAAAAAGCGGTCGCCGATTAATCTGGGCACGGTGGCTCCCGTAAAGTCGGATGCGGAATATAGCGATGTGCAGGACTTTATCACAGGGCTCTTAATGGTGCGCAGGATTTTAACATCAGAATCAGACTACGGGGGAGAGATAGAAAGGGAGTAAGGATGGTAGAGATATTAAAACCGATCGCTGAGATCTACGGACTGCCCGGGGTTATTTTAGTTCTATGGCTGTTGGATCACCGATCATTAATGAATTCATTATTTTCCCGTGAGGATAGGTTACTGACTACATTAGAGAATAATACTAAAACCCTGGCCTCGTTAAAGACCCTAATTAAGGAGAGATTGAGGCGTAACGATGATTAAGCAGGCAAAAGAAATGATTGGTAAGGCCGGCGGAATTCTCAGGAGGATTCGGTTTAACGGCTCCCGTAAATGTATGGAAGAAAAGTTCAGTAACGCCTTGATAATGCACCGCGATACCGTGCAAGAAATTGCGGACTTGATAGAGGAAGAGTGCCCTGGATGTAATCCAGGATCGGACGGAGGTGGAATTACCAACTGAAAAATGGGATTACCAGCTGAAAAATTAGAATCCATAAAGAGACAGGCTACCCGGGCGATCGATTTCGTTATAACCGAAGTTGTAATGGAAGGACTGGCTCAGGAGCCCACTATTCGTCGCCTTGAAGTGAGCCTGGCGAATTCACTGTGGGATAAGTTTGCAAAGAGGGCGCAGGCCTCGATCAACCGTGGCCTGGCCACCCTCAACCTAAAACCAGATAAGCCCTATACCGAAAAGGATGTTAGAAAATATCTGGATGCCTTTGGGAAGGAGTATTCCGAATTTCCCAAAGATGTGGAGCCAACTATTAATAGGCTTACCCCGGCGATGTATGATCAGAGCAGAAAAATCAAGCCGGTCAGAAAGGCACTAATAGGACTCGACTATAATCTGATAGATTCCCAGGCCAGGGCACACCTGAAGAAAGAAAGCATGTGGTGGGTAGGGGACCATTACGATACAGTCCTCCGAAATAGGCTAACTACAATGACCAGGCACAGCATGATCGAGAAGGGGCTGGGCCGGGTCGAGGCAGCTAAGGATCTTCGGAAGAGTTTGCAAGATAATATAATAAAGGGGAAGATGCCCGCCATAACAATGCCCAAGGGGTGGACGGGAACCGATAAGCAATACTTTGAGGCGCTGTCGGGGAACATCTCAAACCGGGCGAGCAACTTCGGGACGATTACCAACTACCAAGAAGCGGGGTTTGAGACATTTGAGATAGCCGCGATCATAGACCGCCGGACATCGCAAATTTGTCAACTGATGAACGGCAAGACTTTTACCGTCGATCAGGGTGCGGATCTCAGAGATAGGATCATGGGGGCGGAGAACCCCACTCAGCTTAAAAATATAGCGGGTTGGATGAGGGGAAAGGAGGCAGGATCGGCATTTGGCATAAAGCCCGGGGTTGCGGCTACTCCTGCACAGTCCAAGGCAATGGCTGGGAAGGGCATGGCTTTGCCGCCATATCATTTCCGATGCAGAACTGTTATAATACCGGGGGCGGCGAGGATACCCAGAAGAGAGAGTCTCTTAATCAGGGAGGGAAGGATAAAGGGTTATGAAAAAGAGATAGCTAAATTGAAACGTGAGAAAATGTATGCCCTCGATGCTAAGACCGGCGAGGGAATTTTCCAAAAGGTAGGAAGTGAAACCAGCATAAATTTTACTGACGCGGAGATCTTACTTTTTGAAGACACTATAGGGATTCATAATCATCCGTTATCTGGGGGCTCATTTTCGTTAAAAGATATTATGTTTACACTGAGAACGGGAATGGCAGAGTCCAGGGTTATAACTAAAAAATATAATTATTTTTTGGATTATGATAAAACTAAAGGCTCTCTTTCTGCCTTAGGGGAGAATAAATTCGCGCGTCTCATCCTCGACATAGAGCAAGAATATGGTAGATTGGATATTATAGTGAAAAGTAAGCTTCGGTTGGTTTATGCTGGAAAAATAAATGCCTCGGAAGCTAATCTTCTCTATGGTCATGAGATGATGAAGGGAATGGTTAAGAAATATCCTTGGATGAAATATAGGAGAGAACTCAGGAGGTAATTAAGATGGCATTCAAACTTGATGATGAAATTCCAGTCTTGGGTATATTCAGCAGCGTCTGCTCGCTGTGTATTAATCTTAAAGACCTGGGGGATGGTAGGAAATGTAAAGCCTTCCCGCGGGGGATACCGGATAAAATCTGGTTAGGCGAGCATAAACACAGGACACCATATCCCGGTGATGGTGGGATAAGATTTGAGAGAGCGCCCGAGGGTTTCTTTAAGGAGCAAGCGGAGAAATTGAAGGAGCAGAGACCGTGAGTCCGATTACAGGCGAGTCTCTTAGTGGAGGCAGAAAGCACCCGGAGCAGCGACGCTTCGATAGTGCCCTGGTCGAGGATTGGAGAAGACGTCGCTGGGCATTGTTGCTTCACAGCGAAGACGTTCTCAAGGTGGAGATCGGGGAAATTGATGTAGCGAGTCTCCGTAAAGCAAGCGACCGGGAACTGCTGAGCCTCCATCGTCGGACTCACCAGTTGTGGTCAAAGGTAAAGCCATATGAAAAAAGGGATGGACTTTATTTAGTGGCGCCTCATGCACAATGGATCTGGGAAGGTAAGAAAAGGCTCATTGTCAAGTCTAAAAAATTCAATGTTGAAGATAAGAAGTATTACCTTGTCCAGGATAAGGTTTACGGGATTATAGAACTGGGAGCTCCTTACAGTATCAACTTAGAAGAGTTTAAAAAATTATCAAAATTACATTTAGTCTCCGAGGAAGAAAGGAAAAAATGGTGGCCGGATTATAAGACTTTGTATGCCTATGCCATTAAGAAGTTCAAGAGATTCCCGACCACGAAAGACTACGATAAAGTCCCGCAGGCTCAGGTCTTCCTTAAGGATGTTGAACCGAGAAATAAAATATCGAGGAGCGATATCGAGAAAGCACATGAGCTTATAGTAGCCGAGATTATAAAAAGAGATATGGAGCATAATACTCCGCTGGAAGAAGGTGAGGTCAAAAAAACATCAAAGGCTATCCCCGGGGAAATCAACACAATTTACGATGAAGAATATTTTAAGGGACTCCAGGATGCTGACTTAAATTTCATTATTGACTTTGCGGAAATTAGTAAATACATGCTGGGGGCTGCCGACAATGTTCTTGAGATTGGTTGCGGGACTGGGAGAGCTCTTGAGATTTTAGGGGATTCCGGAATAAAGGCAACGGGGATTGATGCATCAGATAAGTCGATCGAGATGTGCAAGGAATTAAAACTTAATGCCCAGAAAATGGATGCACACCTTCTTGATTTTAGAAATGGAATGTTTGATATCGTTTTTTCAATGCACTTGCTCGAACACCTCGAGGACCCGATGATGGCGATAAATGAATCTTTGAGGGTAGCCCGGAAAAGAGCAATCCACTTGGTCCCACTTGGCAAGCGGGGGGACCCGTCTCATCTTTGGGAATTTCTGAGTATAGAGAACCTCCGAGCTTTTGCGGACCGGATAGAAGTAGCTTCGCACTTTCATAGAATCCCGGATACTGACTGCGGGATGATTGTCTTCGATAAGGAACTCCGGGCCGATGTTCCTTTTTTTAAATTTCTCGAATCGTTTGTAGTGCGACCGGCCTATATAAGTCTGGCCGGGGGTTCGATCAAAAAGACCGATCCGGATGATTTGGACATAGTCGTTAGAGATGATATTCCAAACGAAGCCATGGAAGTCGCCATGAGAAATCTTTTCCCGGACGATAAAATAAGAAAGAGTATGCAATTTCTCTATCACGCTGCCGGCCCGCATGAGGATAGCATCCCCTTGTTTAACTTGGTTTGCCAGCTTCACCCTGATTTTAAAGTAAATAGAGTTGATGTAGAGAAAAGAGAATTAAAACCCATCACTCATTTTACCCCACTAAAAACGGGGAAGGGATACACGCAGCTGGAGTTCTTTGCACCGGAAGAGCTCTGGGAGAAGTGGGCGAAGCCGTTAATGGATGAGGGGATTAACATTGATGTAGAGCGAAAGTTCGGAGGCTGGAGAGCGATAGCACAAATGGATGAGAATGGTAAGACCTATATATATTTCGATGATACCAGGACTGATCGTTCAAAGCAGTTTCCAAGCATAGTCAGCGATCTTAAGGCTATCGGCGAGCCAGTAATATTAGATCTCGATCTCGGGGCGGTCTATTCCAACGGAAGGCCGGTTGATAGGGTCGATCTTGGGTTCGGCGGTAAGGTGGTAATACCGGAGAGCGGTAAATTCAAAACCAAAGATGGGCTGGATGCGATGATCGTCGGGAATGTCTTCGGGACTCTATATTACGACGAAGACCTACATACTAAACCCTGGAGCGAGATGAGGGAAAAGCTCGAAGAGATTTTCGGGAAGCATGATTTTAGATTCCTGAAACTGGTCAAGAAGAATATAACTAAGAACAAGAATCAATTTCTCATCGAGGTCGCAAGGGTTTCAAAGCTACCTGGATCCGAGGGGGCGGTGCTGAAGGCGGTAAACTCGGACTATCCCCTTACTGGGATGACCCCGTCCTGGGCCAAGAGCAAAAATGTTTTAGAAATCAAAGTTCAGGTAACTGGACGGACTCCGGTCAAGGATAAGGATACCTGGACTTTTGATATATCGTGTCTTGGGGGGAACGGGAAACCCATTGACCTCGGCAAAACCATGAATACCAAGCTGGACGCTAAGGC